GTGTCTTTCGCTCCAATCGTCGTATCCGCTGCTTCCGCCAGGCTTCTTCTGATCCTCGAACGCGAACGCCAGAACGCTGAACGATTGAGTCGAGAATGATCCGGACGAAAACGCAGCATTCACGGCGTCCCTCGCCAGAGGTCAGACGGTATCCCTGTGCCGTTCACAGTCGCGCCATTCATCCGCTTAGTGTCAGCGTGGATCGGGTTAGTCTGCGCAGCCGCCAGAACGGCCGCCGCCAGAGCTGCGTAATCCACCCCGCCGGACGATGCGAGGTTGAGCTTGTTACCCATCGTATCGGTCACGTTGTAATCAGCCGCGAGTGCAGACCAGACCGCCGCTGCGAGGTTTTGCGGGGAGAGTTCGGTAAACGGAGTGATGTTCCCTGCCAGATTCCCCTGCCCCAGCATCGTCCCCGTGAGCGTTACCGTGACCGTCGATGACCCAAACAGCCCAGCCTCTGCACCGAGCGTCGACGGCCCAACGGTGAAGTTCAGCGTGGCAGAGCCTTCGGCGTTCAGGGCGACCAGCAGAGTACCGCTGGCGGTGAATGTTACGCTTGAGCTACCTACGGCAGAAACGATCAGGTCTAGCTGGGACGGGCCGACGGTAAAGGTAATGACTGCCGAGCCGTCAAGGTTTCGGCCAGCAACGACATTCAGGTTGTTGACCGTAAACGTCGCACCGATAAGCCTTGCGGAGATACGCCCAGACTGCAACGGCATCAGCCAGGAAACCGGATGACTCGTGCCATCAGGCTGGCCTGCAAACTCACCGAATGCGCTAGTCTGAGCGCGTCCTGCGTACCACAGCGGGATCATCCTCGTCTGTAGGGTAACCCCGCTCACCGTCCCATAGTTACGCCCCGGAAACGCCGAAAACGCTCCGTTGGCGCTGGTAGGACTTTGGCCGTTAAACCTGAGCATTAGCCGCCCCAAGCATAGCGATTAACGCCGAAAAAGTTGGTGTTGGCCGGGGTCGCAGCACCGGCGTAAGCCAACCACGACAAACAGGGATTGCTGGTTGCAGCAGCCTCCTGAATCATCGGCAGTGACGGGAACTGGTTGAGCATATCCCTTTCAGCCAACAGGAACTGGGTTGTTACCTGCAATTCCATAATCGGTTTGCACAATACCAGATTGGTAAATGTACTCGCCGTGCCGTTCGCCGCCGTCTGTTGCCATGTCTGGACAGATCGAATCCCAGTATCACCAGCCTGAAGCGGTAGGAATGGGCCAATGTTGTTCGCTGCCGTGCCGGAGTGATAGATATGACTGTTCACCGCCGACGCTGTAGCGGCCACGGTTTGCGGCAGGTTTCTTGTATTGACGTTGGCTTGGTTGGTGTAGGTCATCTGCATATTATGCGCACTTGCTCCCGTAGTAGCTGGGGCCACCACCGAGTAAGCCATCACCCCCGTGCCTGTGGTGTATCTTGGAAGCGTCAAGCTGTTCGCAAGCGTGATCGCCGTACCTGTGTTGCCGTCGATCCTTGCATAACAACCCAAGAGATCAACCAGCAAAAGCGTGATCGGAACCGTGGTCGCGCCTGCGGTCTGTGCGCTCATCGTCAGCAGGTGCTTGGTTGCCGTCCCGCTGATGAGATCACCAGGCCAGATGGAGCCTTGCTGCGTGGCGCTATACGGAGCAAATCTCGGCGACTGACCGTTGATTGGGCCAGCGATCACAATAAAGTTGTCCACCGATCCAGCAAAAGTAGAGCTGGCAACGATGGCAATATCCTGCGTTGCTCCAGCCGTCACCGCTTGCGTAGTCGTGGTGCTGGTCGTGATCGCCGTGCCTGCCGTGCCGCCACCAAGCTGAATCTGAATCTGTCCCGCAGTAACGCCAGAGGTCGTTATAATTACGGTATAGGTCACCCCGTTTTCTAGGGTGATCCCGGAGGTCTGAGTGAGGTTGGACGCAGTGCCAGCGGCTTTAGTAAAAACACCTGTGACACCCCAAGCCCAGCCCGTTCCGGCAGTCCAGTTAGCAGCGGAGTCAAAGCCCCAGTTCTGAACGTGGTTCCCGTGATACCCCTGCCCTCGGTCGCTTGCTCCGAGGAAAAGGTCATACCACCGGCCTGCGGCCATCACCGTTGGCGTAATACGATTCCACGGCTGCACCCAGATTTTTGAGTTGGTAGTCACTTGATTGATAAGGTCGTCGTAAGATGCAAAGCCCATGTTTTAATTCCTCGCAAAGACAATATGACCGCGTGAGATACCTGAGACCGTTCCGTTCGTGATCGGGCACACAATATGGTTTAAGTAAGCCCCATTAGGAACAAATGGCGGGATTCGGTTGCGCGGCAGGTCAAGTTCATAGGTTGTAATCGTGTCGTACACTGGCACTTCAAGAATTGGTTTAACAAGTACCAATGCGCAAAAACCCCCGCTGGAACCTGTCACCTCAATATTGATTACCTTCTGAACATCCAATGTCCCGAACACCAGCGGCACAAACGGACAAGCAAAACCAGAGCCTGCACCCGTGACGCTGGAAAACACGTTGATGTTCCCCGCTACGTTCATCGCATTGATCCAAAATCGGGTTACTGCCTGAGTGCCGTTGCTGGCCTCGTAAGTCAGTCTGACTTCAGTCGGAGATGGCGCGGTCTGGGGGATAGTGGTCACCACCATCAGCCGCATACCACCTGTGTAACGTGTTGCGTAATTGGTGTTGTCCATGATCTGGACATCGGTCGAGTCCATATCCACCAACGGATAAAAACCAACATAGTCCAACAGCAGCGCATTGCCAGGCCAGATACCACTACCGACGCCACCACCACCAATAGCGTATCTCAGAATGTAGGAATCACCCCCAAGACCGCAGTTGATGCCGTTGTTGCTGGCACCTACCAGCGGGGTGAATTCTAGAGCATTGCCTACATACGGGTTGTATTTAGGCGTCCCGGCAGACATTGAGAGGTCAAGCCAGAACCCCGAACCAGTAACAGTCGGTGACGCTGTTTTATGCCAGTGCTGCCGCCAGACTTGGTTGTTGTCCCATGACTGTGCCAGATCACCGACGCTAAGGATTGGCACTGGTCACCACCTTCGCCGCCTGCGGAAGCGCAATGATTGCCGCCTCGGAGTGCGCGCAAGTACGGAAAAACCGCTGACCATAGACAATAACAGGCTCCGAGCATTCCCCGCAGCGAAACAGTGGGTTCTGCATCTGCTGATCGGCAGCCTGTTGAGGCGCAGTCGTCATTAGTCGACCGTTACAGTCATTGCACCAGCAGCGAACTGGGGCTGGATGCCGTTGGAGATTGACAAGGAAGACGTCAACGCACCCTTGAAGATCAGGTTGCCGTTGCCGGAGAGGTCAGTCCCGATCCCAAAGTGAGACGCGGTAGCTGTGCCACCAGTACACTGAGCGAACTGTACCAGAGCGGTATTGCTGATTGTCGAGGTGGTCAAGGTGAATCCGCCAGCCGTCCGAGCCACTGCCACGCGGGCATATCCCGTGTAAGCGATTTCATTGGTGGACTGATTGCCAGCTTCGCCGGGGTCGGCCGAATGCAGGGATACGTAAAAAGACCCCGCTGCTGCGGAGTTTTGGAGACCGGCGGCATCACCGATGTTTGCCCAGTCTACGTTCAGGAAAAGCAAATTCATCAGGTTCGCCTCGGCGGCGTTCGTCATACTCATAAATCACTCCTTATCGTTGGATTTCGAGAACGCATGACGTAATCAGACCGCCCTGCCCCCGTTCAATATCGCCCACCAGAATGCGCTTCACCGGCTTGGTTTTCACTGGTTCTTTCGGTGCCGGAATCACCACGGGTGGCTGGGATTGTACAGCCTTTGTGACATCTTCTGACAGCCGAGCGAACATCATTTCGATACTGCTCAAGACCTTCGGCACGCCTTCACTCAGCATATCCCGCACCGCGTCCACCGTTGACGGCGGTTGGACAACGGGTTGAGTCAGCATCGACAGCAGCGAATTGATGTCGTTCTCGTCGACCTCAACCTCTCGGTTTTCAATCTCGATAATCATCATGCCGGTTCAATCGCCCCCGTGCGTGGATTGAATCGCGCCCTTTTCACCTCGGGTTGCGCAGCCTTTGCCGCCTCCTGTTGGAGTTTCAACAGTTCGGTCTGCTCGCGGAGTCTCAGTTCGGCCGCCTTCAATTCAGCTTCGATGGTAATCCGCTGTTGTTCAATCCTGAGAGCTTCCTGTTCCTGGCGCAGCTTCTCAGCTTCCAATGCCACCTTCGCGTCTTCGGTCTTGATCTTGGCTTGGGTCAGTTGCTGTTCGGTGGCCGACTTCGTAATGGCCGCTTGGGCTTCCGCGTTGCTTACCATTGTCGACGCCTCGAACTTCCGACTTTCGAGCTGTAGCTTGGCGGCCTCAAGTTGCAGCTTCATCTGGTTGTTCTGAGCATTCAGTGCGTCGGCTTCGGCCTTCTTCACCTCGGCCATTGCCAAGACCATCGCAGGATCCTGTTGCTGCCCCTGAGTCTGCGCAGCCATCGCTTTCTGCTGCCGCTCCTCGTCGGTCATCTGGGATTCAGGGATCAGCCCTTGAGCCAGCATCTGCGCACGCTTGCGCTCTGCTAGGCTATCAGCGACCGGAGAAACAACGTTCTTCAGTAGCAGATCACCACCCAACTGAAGAATCGACGGGTCTAGTTGCGCAAGGTCGAGCATCGTTTTCAGGGTCTGTTCCTGGCGGTTTCGGAACGACGGGCCTGCTTTGCA